GAGCAGTTCGGACATTTATATTCGTAAATCATTGGTAAGGACTATCTCCACCGAGATTGTTCTGTAACTTACGAAGAGAACTTTGGCAACGCCTATCAGCGGTGGAGATAGCACACTCTAGGTACGAGGCTAACTCTTGGAGAGTAAGATTCTCGTGGTATCTCTTGATGAGAATATCTTTGTCAACAATATCTAACTTCAGGTATGCCTTCTTGATGTCAATAAGTGTGGCCAGCAGGTTGCCACCTTCAGCAGGAGCAGACTGCTTCTTTGGTTGACCATCGTTGATGAGGTTCTGTGCCTGCTCTAGCACTGTGTTATCTACAACGGAGGCGATAACGTGGGGCAGAAGCTGAGCGATAACTACTGTGTCATAGAAGGCTTCATCTCCTGGTTTATATCCGCTACGGATAGCCTTCTCTTTACGAGCGTAGCGTTCACAGTGTCGTCTCATCTGCCACGCTAAACGCTTCTCGTTGATAACTCTCTGCACTGTGTTCTCTTCATTGAGAAGAGTATCAAGGTGTTCTGTGCGCGATAGGTACCACGAGTAGCACTCTTGAACTATGTCTTCTCGATCCACATAGCCACGAAACCTACGGCAGATAGTCGTGGTTACACTAGATGCGATGTCAGGTATTGCGGGATGTATCGTACTCATTGGCTCTCTTATTCATCTCTTCAACGTAACGGGCAGCCTTCAATCTCTTCGCTTCTTGTATCTTCTTACGGCGTAGCGCCGCCTTGTACCAGCTATGCTTCTCAGTCATTCTTACCTCTAGCAATATTAGCAGTAATCTTTCTTATGGTTTGAATGCAACCCCACGCTCTAGGGTCATCGGGAAGTGCAGCCTCAATCTCTTTAGCTATCTGCTCACGCAATGTAGACTCAAGACGATTTATATGATAAGCAATCATCTTATCCTCCATATTGTCTGCCCAGTTCTGAAGGATTTCTTTGGTTATTTCCTGCTTCTCAGTCATTAGGTAACTCAGGCCACTTCTTATCAAGTACCATAATTGCAATGGCAGAATAGTTGAGCAAATCTATGAAGGAGTCTCGGAGGCTTTCGTTTGAGGGAGATACTCTGCTATCAAGGAGGTTATTGATACGAGCCACTTTGTCCCACATTCGCACGCGGAGTCCGTTGAGTGCTCCACCTGGACTGTGAGCGATGTTCTTCGGGCCGTAATCACTATGCTTGCGGATGAGCAGATTTCCAGCGGAGTCCAAGATGGACCAGACATCTCGAATGAAGTCATCATCTATCCTCTTGCGGGCATCGGCTGACAAGTTATAGTCCCAGCCTTGTAATCTATCGAGACTATTATCATCCCCATATCCATCAATAATCTGGCTGCCTCTTGGAGATCCTTTTTCTTGCTCACTCACTGTACTCCTCCTACTAGATTGGCTGTTGCGTCTTTACCATTTGCTAAGTAAAAATCTGTAATGTCCAATCCTGGTGGTAGTGTAACAATCTGCGAGTTACTTATCTCGCTCGCCACGCGGCGAGAGAACTCAGCTCCAGGATTAGTTCCATCTTCTTTGACATCATTGTCTCCGACAACATAAACAATATCAAAACCATTGAATAACTTCTGATAATAGGGTTTCCACGCCGCAACTCCAGGCACTCCTACTGCTGGTATCCCGCAGTTAGCCTCCATTATTATCGCATCAAACTCACCCTCACAGATGACGATAGACTTGGTAGCAGATAGGGTAGCAACCACATTGAATAGGTGGCTCTTCTGTCCAACAGGTGCGCCATACTTGGGCTTGCCATCATCTAATCTTCTGAACTTGAAACCAACACACAAATCTAAAGCTGTGAAATAAGGTATTGCAAGCCAACCCTCGTAGCCTTGATGCCCCTCTATCGGATCTGTGATAGTGCCAAGTCGAAACCTAGCGGCAGTCTGTTCAGATATTCCACGTCCTGCGAGGTAGCCTAGCGCCCTGTCGCTTATTGCCTGAGCGTAGTGGTGCGCCGCCTCCTGTAACAATTTCTCCTGCCCTTGCGAGAGCATCCTTGAACCCCACATTCTCTAATTCCATAATGACATTGACTGCATTGCCACCCTTGCCACAGGTGTGACAGTAGTACAAGTTGTTGTATGTATCTATGACTGCACTCTTGCGAGTGTCATTGTGCATACAGCAACGCACTGAGATATTGCGTCCCTCTTTTACTTCTCCTCCGAAGTGTCTAACTACTTCTGCTATGGAGACTGCGTTTGCATCGGAGGAATCTTTGCCCCTCTTTTTACGAACCATCCTGGTCCAGTCTTGTGCTGGCATCCGCAATCTCCTTCACACTTCTCGTGGAAATCTATAGCCAAATCTAACTTACCAATAGTGTTGTGATGTCCTGCCCATTTACAATTACTGCAAATCATCTTCAGCTTCTTCTTCCTTCTGTTCTACCTCTGTTGGTTCTTCAGGTAGCGGTGGTTCTGCTGGTGTTGTAAAGCCTTGACTTGTTGTTATGTTTCCTTGTGGTACTGGCATTTGTTCTACCCATTTCTCTAGTGTTTGTATTACCCACGCATCTTCGATGCTACCTCTGCGTCGTTTGACTATGACGAAGGCTGGTGGGTTGACGGGTAGTCCACGAGCCTTCGCATAGTTGGCTGCCTCAGTCTGGGCTTCTGCCCAGAACTGCGGAAGATTGATTGACTTGCGATTCTTACATTCCAGAATGTAGGTCTGACCTGCGATTATGGTAACGATGTCACCTTCATCATTGGCTCCAGCCTTAGCCAGACGCTCAGCAAAGTGTCCAAGTTTGCGTAAGTATTTCATTACATCCGTCTCAAACTTTGATCCCTTAGCCTTATTGTACGAACTCACAAAGCCCTCGCTAAGTTAGAGTTGTAAATCATTCTGCCATAGGCATCGCTATCACCAATTTGGCAGGTGGCAAAGTTTACAAATAAACCAGCCCAATCCTTGCCATCAACGGAGTGTTTGCCAAAGCGATTCTTGACGGCTGCAACCCGAAGCGTATGCTCAAATGGGTTGTAACCAAGAGTGAGTATCAGTGCAGGTAACTGACTTACCTTACCGTGGATTGCTCTACGGTGTGGTGGTTCAGTCATATTGCCATACTCGCTCTGTTCTGATACGTGATGCAGAACCATTACACAGGCATCTGTTTTGCGAGCCATATCGTGTAGCTCAATCATAATCTGCCTTAGCCCTGACCATTCATTATCAGTTTCAGCGACCACATTCATTAGGTTATCTATGACTATTAGTTGTGGTGCTATGCCATAGAGTTCAATGTATGCCTTGATTTCTGACTCGATATCATCGAGGTTCGGGGATGAATCAAAGACCCATTGAATATGTGATATGCCTTGCAACACTTCATCGTAGGCTTCAGGGTTGATAGAGATTTGATTCTCTACCGTCTGCTGAGTATGGCCTGCAAGATGAGCTGATGCTCGTAACATCACAGTAGCAGTATCGGTATCTGCGGAGAAAAACAAAGTAGGTACTTTAGCCTTGATAGCGTATACAAGAGAGAACATAGATTTTCCAGCGTTAGGTGCAGCGGCAACCATACACACTTGACCACGCCGAAACTTTATCTCTTTAGTTTCTAGATCTTTCCACACAGTAGGAAGCGGTGCAGCCGTTGACTGCACAGACTTCCAAGCGCGGTCTAATCTAAGCACTTTCCTCCCGTCGTATTACTTGTATCTTTAGCCTACGTCTTACTAGTTTTCTATTCGCCTCTGTAAGGCCACCCCAGATTCCGTAATGTTCGTTATAGATGCCCCATTCTGCACACTCAACTTTATGGACACACTTGTCACATATACTTCGAGCGTAGACTGTTTCGGGAATGCTTCCTTGTCCAGGTTCTGGAAACCAGAAGTCACCACCTGACTGAGCGCAGAGAGGATCCTCGTATTCACGGGGTCCTCGCATTGGGTCATCGAACCCAGATTGTCTGGCACTTGTCCGTTGCTCCCTTTGGAGCAGCGCACATATATCCCTTCCAAGGACCTTTAGCTCCTACACCTTCGCGGTATGCCATCTCACCGTGACGGCAGGTGTGACCACCTTGTGCTGATGATGCTGCCGCTACTGGCGCAGCACTACGTACGGGCGCAGCAGATGAAGCGCCTGAGAATGATTGGCTAACGCTTCCAATAAGTGCGGAAAAGTCCTGCGCTGCAGTGAGCAACGCTTCCAATTCCTCCTTACTAGCAGCGTAAAGATTGATAAGAGTTCCATCTGGTGACTTGAAGTTCACCTGGAACTTTGTTGATTCTGGTGCAGCCATTTACTTACCTCCGAGTTTCTTTATGGAAAGCCTTGTGCTTTCCTTGCCTTGCTTTGTCGGTACATAACCCAGTGCTTTCTCCACTGCTTCTTTATCTACCGTATTACTTTGAGTAGTTGACCACTTGATCTCATACCCAGTTGAAGTAATTCCTGCGATGCCAAGTAGGGATTCTCTTAGCGATTCTTTCTTTGTTTCTAAAGCCTTTATCTCTTCATCAATCTGTGCATAGTGCAGAGCAGTCAGAGATTCTGCTCCGTCAATAGTTATATCTTCAGGTTTGGTAAGTCCTTTTTTTATACCAACGCATCCCATCTCACCAGAGGCATCATAGAATTTGCAGTAGCTTTTACAGTATGACTCGTGCCTTTCAGGGGCAGGAGCTTCCTGCGTAGTCCGAATCGCTTCTAACCAATTCAGGGCCTCTAGTGCGATGGCTTCGTCATAGGGTTCGCTATGAACTAGAATGTCACGCTCATCCCCATCACGAGGTATGGCTACAAGGTTGACGTTCTGGACCTTCCCCAAGCCAGACTTGTCAATCAGATAACCATAGACTTGTACTTGCCAGCGTTGCTGTTCACTAGGAAAGTAAGAAAGATTCTTTACCTTCACAGTTTTCCAGTCAACGACATCTCCTGTCCCAGGAATGAAGCAATCAACGTGAGCCTTCATACCGCCAAACTCGACGGTCTTCTCCAGAAGAACTTCTTGATTGTCTGCAAGTGCGTTCTCTATTGCAGTATGTATGGCAGTTCCCATAATAGCTGCGAGTTTTACCTCGTTGTCATTGGTTTCAGGTTGACCATTCAACCGATACCAAACCTTACGGCGACAGCCACCAAGTTCTGATGGACCTATCTGTACCTGCGTGGATCTACCACGCTTGTTCTCCTTCTCGTGGAGAGCTTTGATAAGTAATTCTTTTATATCCACTGCCGTTTTTCCCATCGAGTAATTGTGATGTTGAACAATAGCAGGTCTATCTGACAAATTCTAGCAAGCATCTCAAATGGTGCTGATTCATATTCGTGGTAATAGTTGATACCAATGCCCCAGTTATACAAGTGGTTAGCATTGAAATAGATAGTCCAGTGGGACCAGTCTTTTCTCATTAGTACTCCCGTCGTTGAGTAACTAATTGAATCGGAGGACAGGTATTGATGTCAAGGATGCTGGCGATTTCAACGGCACGTCGGGCGTGTTGCTCTACATTACCATTAGTGAGACGACCCAGACGATCATAAGGATAACCGAGAGCATAAGCGCCGCCACTACCGATTCCATAAATCTTGTGGTCAGATTTGATAAACGATAGGTCCGTCGCGATATGGAATACATTCCCATCAAACGCGACAATGTAGTCGAATCCTGTGTCTTTATCTTTCGTCGCTTCATACGGGTCGTATCCATTCTCTTTGAAC